TTAGTCCCTCTGCAACTCATACCACAGACCGTTGCCCTCGTCAAAGATGTACTTTTCCATGAAATTACCTCCATTTTTTGTGATTATCGTGCGCCTACCCTTATTTTTGACCTTGCACCCCATTTCTGCTCCTTTTCGACCTGTTCCTGCTGGTAAGCTGCCTCCAGTATCCTGTCCGCCTGTTCCGGGCCAATGGCCCGTCTGACCCGCTCATAGTCCCTGACTTGCCCTTTCAAGCCGTCCCTCTCGGCACAAACCTCATAAATCCTGGCTGACAGGGAGCCGTTCTTACTGACCTCACGATAATAGCTGTCTATTTGCCACCCGCAAAGGCGCATTGATGGTAAGTCTTGAAAGATAACACCGGCATCGCGGCAACAATGTAAAACACCACCGCCGTCTGCGTCTAACCATAAGCCGGCATGAACCGGATGTTTCGACTGACGAAGCAGTACAACATCACCGTCTTGCGGTTTTTCAACCTCATTAAACGCCCGGAAAGCAGGATCCTTTTTGAATGCGATTAAAACGCTCCTAAGATTATCCGGATTAACATTTACCGCCGGCACATCTATGCCGTATTCGTGCTTCAGGATCCAGCGCACCATTCCCCAACAGTCAAATTCATCAGGGCCTTGCGCACCGGCAACCCAGGGCAAGCCTATATATTTACAAGCAAAATGTGTCATCGTGTTAATCCCGGATAGTTTTTAACGGTATAGTTTTCACTCGGAAATGACTTGTTACCGATGTCCATCATGCGGGCCGTAGCCGTTATTTTGTAACAGTCCACATGAATATCAGTAATAACCAAGGTTATCGGCGGGTCCATCTGCGGCGTTGTCAGGTCGTCAGACAGATATGGCCGATATGTCAGCTCGATCATATCCTGTGTTTCAATTGCCCGGTCAAGATAAGCAATCATTTCAGTTGAAACGTTATCAATCGTGACCGAAATCTCAGGTGTCGGCGTGTTGTTGACCGGTGGCAATTCCAGATCAAACGCCATGGCAATAAACTCAACAGCCTCTCCATGATTGAGTGGAGCCGAGTTTTCAAGCGTACAAGTATGGTTAATATGATCACGCACGACCCGAATGGCTGTCGAGTTCCCATGGTCATCAACAAATGTCGGGTGCCTTAACTCTAAAGTGTGCAATAAAATCACATCACTCGGAGCCGAAGCGTAGGCTTCTTTTAGTGCTTCTGATAAAGTGCTATCGGGCATTTTCTTATCATTCCTTTCTATTATTTCCAGTATCCACGTGCATACCAATCTATATATCGGGATGAGCCATCACCATAAGGCCTGGCAGTAAACATCGACGATGTTCTGTTTATGATAAATACTTGGTTGTTAATCGAGCCTGTTGCATTATCCAATCTATAAAGTTGGCAATTTAATTGGTAATTTGTGTTAATGAACGCAACGTTCATCGTAATATTAACGCTCCAATCTGTAACTTGTGATCCTTTATCATATGTTCCTCCTTGTTCTAGAATGCCATTTGACCATTTGATATACCAATTAGTTCCTTTTTGTTCTTCAACTATGTGTGGGATATTATTTAATGTGTTGTTTATTTGAGAAAGAAGATTCCTTATCTCACTTGTCTCTTCCATAGCTATAGTTCTGCTGACATCTGCACATTTGATATAAGTCAACTCATAATAAGCCTTTGGCCTTGTTTCAGCACCGACTCTCGGAGTACCATTTGTATTATCCGTAATCGGGGTTATGGCACAAAGGGCATCATTTTTTCGATTTCCTAACCGTTGCATCCATTCATCTGTACCACCAGTATTGGAATAGCTACCGCTTGTATAACCGTCTGTTCCGAAGATATCTGATCTGTAACCGGAAGATGTTGAATCCTGACGATAAACCATTTCGTGCCAGTGACCTTGCATTTGGTCGTTCTGAACGCTTCCCAACTGAGTTGGTGTGCCGCCACGTGCAAAGTTTACCAACAATGGCAAAATAAGTGTATTATTATCCACCTTTACATAGCTGGCACACATTCCGTATGTTGAAACTTGGCTGTCATATGTTGCTTCCGTCACTAAAGTGAGGCTGTCTGTATCAACAAGCTGGGTAAAAAAGTCCGGGTAACGAGCTCTTGTTATCGTGTTTTTATACCAAACCGGCTCATATCCGTCTGGAACTTTTGAACTTGCTGGGACTGTCAGCTTTGTGCCGAGCGGTGTCGGAGCCGCATTTTGTGCATAGGCTAAAGCTCTTTCTGCTTGGGCTGTGGCAAGTGCAACCTGAACAGCTCCTTCCGACTGAACCTGTGATATTGAGGCGGCCGTTGCACTAGCAATACTGTTGTATGTTGTTTGCGACAGATCCTTAAATGTTTCCGCTTCATCTCTAAGAGTTTTTGTTTGCCCTTTTAAAGTATTGGTTTCATTTTTAATAATTTGTGTTTCGGATTTTATTTGCAATGTGTCAGCCTTTGCCTGGCGACAGTCACCGACATAATCCTCTAGGCCGTTTATTATTTCGGCACGCACGTCCTTTAGCTGTTTTGCGACAGACGGTACATTTCCATTTTCGGTCGGTACAGTTGTTGTATCATCCCCATGAACTATTGTGTGCCACTTTGAACTGTCGGTTTCCGATTGAGAAACAACAGCCTGCAATCTTTCTTCTAAATTTGGCATATTATACTCCTTTGCAAGGCATAAAGGTTAATTCTCCGCCTGTTAGTTTTACAACATCGCCCGGACTGACCAGAAATGAAAAACTGTTATATTCTTCCCAGTGTCCGTAGTTTCCGTATTGATGGAATACTTCATAGCCGTTTATGTAACCCAAAAGTGAACTGTTATAGACAACATTTCGCATAATAACCCACCCATACTTCGTAATAGTCACATCAGTATTAAGAGAAAGGACTTGTCGCCGGGACCAATCCGGGGCAATCCAACCGATAATTCCTGTTTTGGCCGCCGCAGTAGGTGCAATATTTGAAAAATCCAAGTTTGCTTTCGAACTTGTTGCGGCTTCAGCTCGGTTTGCTTGACTTGTTGCTTCAGCCACTTGTTCTGCAACAGCACTTCTGACATTTGAAACTTGCGTTGTCCCTTCGTTTTGAATCGTCAAAACTGATGAATTTGTAGCGGCGGCGATATTATTAAAAATGGCCTGAGACTGATTTTTAAGGCTTTCAGTTTCGCTTTTAATACTCGCCGTATCATTTTTTATAGTATTCGTTTCGTTTTTAATTGCGATCGTTTCAGTCTTGGTCTGAAGCGTAACATCACGCGCATTTTGGCATTCAGTCAGATAATCAATAACACCGTTAACAACCTCGTCATGAACATCTTTCATTTGCTTTGCCACAGACGGTACATTCCCGTTTTCGGTCGGAACAGTTGTCGTGTCATCGCCATGCACAATTGCATGCCACTTTGAACTGTCGGTTTCCGATTGAGAAACAACAGCCTGCAATCTTTCTTCCATGTTCATTTGAAGTATCTCCTAGTAACCGCACGCATACCAGGACTTTGCTTGGCTTGAACTTCCGCCTCGGTTATAAATTATCATTTGCGATGCAGAAGTACGTTGTATACATTGCGCATATATTTCGCTATTTGTTCCTATAGTTGTTGCTATCACTGTATAATTTGTATTCTTGAAAGCCTTTGGAAAGGTAATAGTGACACTTGTCCCTGCAGCCGCTTCGCCGCCTTGTTCAATCCAGCCGTCCGGCCAAACCCTGTACCACGTTTTGCCGCTTACATATTTCGTAAACATCTTAGTAAAAATAGTGTCCTTAGTGATGTTTGATAAATCGGTATTTACCTTTGTAGAAGTAGCTTGTTCGGCCCGATTTGCCTGACTGGTTGCTTCGGCCACTTGTTCTGCCACCGCACTTTGGACATTCGTCACCTGAGTTGCTCCCTCAATTTGAACGGTCTGAACAGCCGAGCTTGTCGCTGTTGCGATATTATTAAATACCGTTTGCGACTGATTTTTAAGACTTTCGGTTTCATTTCTAAGCGTAGTGACATCTCCTTTAATTGTGTTAGTTTCGTTTTTAACAGCGATCGTTTCATTTTTTGTTTGAATAGCCACGTCACGTGCCGTCTGACACTCGGTCATATAATCAATAACGCCATTAACAACCTCGTCATACACATCTTTCATCTGTTTGGCCACTGTTGGAACGTTGCCGTTTTCTGTGGGGACAGTTGTTGTATTATTACCATGAATTATTGTATGCCATTTTGCGCCGTCTGTTTCAGCCTGCGAAACAACAGCTTGTAATCTTTCTTCCATATTTGCCATTTTTATAAATCCTCAATATATTGCGGGCATTCCGTATGAACGAAATAGTGCAGATTATTAACCGCACTTGAAAGCCTATCAAAGTCATTTTCTAGTAAAATTGCCAACGCACCATCCGAAAGTGTCGGTCGGTCACGTACTTCAAGTTCTGATGTGATTTCCCAAAGGTATCCATTCAGGAGTTTTGCTTCGAACTGTTGAGTAAACCGAGCTTCTTGCTTCAAAAGTCCAAGACCGCCTAAAAGGGTAATAACAAACCATTCAGCACCTTCTTTTGCGTAGTATTTGTACCAAGCTTCAAAGAGCGAGAATTGTTCTCTATTCATCACCCAGCGCACAGAAATTTTAGACGGCGTTTGCTCATAACGCCGCCTTTGTCTCGCCGGGCCTGCCTCCATATCGGTTCGCACAATAGCTTCACCGGGTTTTATCGCATATCCCTCTGTGGTCGGGTAAGGTAGTTTTTCAGGAAAAATTACTGTCATCTATAACTCCCATAGGCCGGGTTTAACGCATACCTTTGTTCAAGGATAGGCGATAAACCTTCACCTTTACTGATGTTTTTACCAATTGCACCCTCAATCTGCTCAACGATGATGTCCAGATTGACATTACCGTTCATGTCGCGTGTCGGGTTTGCCGTTGTCCTTGTGCCTGAGGCCTTATTGACCACATTCACATTGACGTAAACCGGAGGTTTTGAATTGAGTTCTGCGCCCAGTGCTTTCATTTGTCCCGGCGTGAATACCGTTTCGCCTTTTTTCGCGATAATCGGGATCTCGCCGCCGACCAAGCCCCCGGTATGAAAACGGGGAGCATTTTCAAAAACACTTGGACTAACAGCCTTAAGTGATAAAGTATCCGTACCAATGACACCTCCTGTATGCGCTGTCGGAATGCCGAAGTAACCCATGACACCGCCCATGATCGGCTTGATCACAGCGTACTGCATGGCCATTCGGACCATTCCCTCGACAACTGAGTTAACAAAGTCTCCAAAGTTCGCTTTCCCGGTCATGACAAAGTTTGTCAGCGTATCTTCCATGGATTTGAAAGAGTTCTTGGCCAGGCTTTCGGTCATTGAAGCCATATCCGAGGCATCGTCATAAACGCTTTTCATTCCTCGGGTTACACCGTCTTTCCAGTCTTTTGAACTTTGTAAAGCGGCTTCACCGGCTTTTTTAACCATGTCATCATAAACGCGGTTCACATCATTTTTGAAATCCTCATAACCGGCTTTTGTGCTGTCAAGGTTCACCAAAGCATTATCACGCCATTCGGCCGCTTTTTGCATGGCCTGATCATAAGGATCCTTGAGCTCAAAGACCTTTTGTTTTATGTCTTCAATGGTCTTTTCGTAAGCTGATGTGTCAGTTTTTGACAGAACAGGCGGTTTCGGAACTGCCGGCTTTTCTTCTTTCGGCCTTAATTCCGGGTTTTGAATGTACTTCAACTCATCACGAGCCTTTTGTGCATCTATCTCGGCCGCTTTCAAAAGCAGGAACTTTTCCTGAATGGCTTTTGCCTGCGGTTGAAAATCCGGATATTCAGCGGCCAAACGCCATACTTCCTTTTGGTATTCCTCCAGGTTGTATTTTGACTGCGAAAGAATATCCGCCAAATCGTTTGCGAAAACCTGGTATTCCTTCAGGAACATATTCGGCGCGTGACGTTGAAAGAACGACAAACCGCCGGTATCTTTTAATTCTTCCTTCAGATCCTTGATGTTCTTTTCTGCCACCTTTAATTTATAGGACCATTCGGCAATGGCTTGGTTTTTGCTCTGCGCGGTCACAAGGTTGTTTGTTTCCTTGACCGTTTCTGCCATCTGTTCCTTAAGTTTGCCTAAGGTTTCCGCGTGGTCATTTGCCGCTCGCTTTGCCACGTTATGACTATCTATTAATTTATAAAGGCCATAAACAACCAACATGACAAGCCCGGCCGGGCCACCAAGCAGAGCCATAATTCCTTTCAAAACTCCGACTGCACCGGCAAGAACCTTTGCCGCCACCGCTGTTGCGTACATCTGAACTGCGGCCACTTTGGAAACTTGCCACATCATTTTAAGACCGAGTGTGGCTGAGGCTCCGGCTGTTCCGGTTCCCATTAACGCACCATTCAGCGCATAAACGCTTGCCTTTAACAGATCTATTCCTTTTGTAATCAGGCTTGCACCCAACCGGACTGTTAAGAGCGTGATGATCGGTTCAATGTATTTGGCCAATGTAAAGAATGCTTTACCGGCGATAGTTACTGCGCTTGCTAAAGTTTCACCAATAGTTTTAGCCGCACTATCTGTACCTGATACTAAATTATTAAACTGATTAAGAACTTCTTTGATTGCTTTGTTTAATCCGTTTTCACCGATGGTTCGCGCAACTTTTGCAAGAGTATCTTCAATGTTTGACATTGTTCCGCCCATGGTGTTCATCTGTTCGGCCATGGCACCACCGAAGTTTATTGTACCTATGGAACGAAGATAATTTTCAATTTCTGCCGCATTTTTACCAACTTCTGTTGTAACGCCTTGAAAGATGAACCTTACACGTTCTCCCTCGACCTTTGCTTTGATACCAAACGTTTTGAGCCTTTCAAATTCACCAACAGTTGCTGAGGTAACAGCCGAAACAAACTCCAATATGTTCTTACCAAAAGCAGAGGCTGTGTTACCATAAGAGGTTAAGGCTTCCATTGAAGGTTCCAAGCCCATTGCCTTTAACCGGATAAAACTGTCTACGATTTCATCAAGTTGGAATGGCGTTGATGTGGCAAAGTCTTCAATCAAAGTAAAGGCTTCTTTGGCCGCTTTTGCAGAGCCGGTCACTGTTTTTAGTGAACCGGAAAGTCTTTCAAACTCTTTATTTGTTTCTACAATGCTCTTAAAAGTGTTCGTCAGTCCGCGTAACCCGAGGTAGGCTCCGGCCAACGATGCCGCCTGTTTGAGGGTATTATTAAAGGCCTTGGCTGTGTTGTCCAAGACCTTTAAGTTATCGTTTGCTGGTGTGATGACCTGAGTTATCCGCTGAAAGGCTTTCTGTCCGTCCGAGCCGATGTTCTTGAACTCTTGCCGAACCTTGTCGCCGCCCACCGCTTCAAGTCTGATTGAAAGTTTTTTCGCTGTGTTCATTCGTTTTTTCCATAAAAAAACACCCCAACCAAACGGTTGAGGTGCCTTGTTGAAATTTGTTTTACTTAATAGTCGTAGTAGTTTGTGTTCCCGAAGCTGTCTTTACGAGAGCGCGTGTGAATGTTTCGATTCCCGATAGTGCCATAGGTATTTGTATTACCAAAGCTGTCAGTCCGGGAACGGGTATTTACATTTTGGGTACCAATCGTTCCGTATGTATTGGTATTACCAAAACTGTCGGTTCGAGACCGCGTATTTACATTATAGTTTCCAATAGTGCCATAGGTATTGGTGTTACCAAAACTGTCTGTCCTGGATCGTGTATTGACATTCTTGTTGCCGATCGTTCCGTATGTATTAGTATTTCCGAAACTATCGGTCCGAGAACGGGTGTGTACATATTCGCCGTCAGAGTTTGTTCCATAGCAATTCCTATTGCCAAAACTATCTTCAGAACAACGAACTGTGGCTTGAGCCTGAATTGCTAGCAAGCAGAAACATAAAGTAAAAAGTATATTTTTCATGGCTAATCCTTTCTTTTTACTCTATTAGTATCAAACACAAAATAAAATTTCAAGATATCGGACTTAACTTCTGCCAGTTTCTGACATATCATTCATGCCGGCCTTTATTCCTTGGATTCCGACAGATAACAGTTCAGTCATCACCGCACTTTTTAATCCCAAATTCTCAGCCACCGTCAGCGCAACCCCAAGGTCAGGCTCGGAAAGTTTTAATAAAACCTCCCAAGCCTGATGTCCTTCTGTTGTTTTTAAGGTTGTTTCGACGTATCGGCATCTGTAGATGGGGCAGTTGATTTCTTGCTCGCCGCATCCTTGGCAGTAGTTTCGCCCGGAGCCGAAGTGCCATCTTGCTCGGGCGTATATGCGTTTTTTTCGGCCTCGAGTATTTCTTGAATGCCGCAATATTGTTGTCTGAATGTTTCGGCGATACTCCAAAAGTTCGTGAAGAGTTCCTCAATTTTGACCGGTGTCAGCGGTGCTTTTTCGTCTGTGTCGGCTTCTAAAATGCCGTCCCATTCAATAATGCCCGCCAGCGCAAGACCCAAAATTAACTGCTGATCGGCAAAGGCTTCACGCTTTGTGATATCCTCTAAATCCGGCAAGTTTTCATCTTTTGCACCGTTTTCGCGAACATCTTTAATGCGCTTGGCCATGTCGGCAACCTTTGAATTCATATAGGCTTTTGCCTCATAGAATACGGAAGATGTGCAGGGTTTAACTTTTACCCGGACACCCATACCTAAATCCAACCAGTAAGGCTCATTCTTAAACTTTAACTTTAACATTAGTATTCCTCCACATCGTTAATTAATTGAACAGTTACCATTTTGCCGAGTTCTGCGTTTTTGGCCCCTTGGAAATCATAAGTACATTCAATGCCACCAGGGCCTGAAATGGAACGTTTCGGTTTTGGCAGATAGACTTCATGGCAAGTGATAACAAGCCTTTGTGTGTCTGATAACTGATAACCGAGCTCTAAGTCCACCGGTACACCGGCGCGAGCTTTATCCATCAAGGCATTATCGCCATAACGAACCGCAATCGAACCGGACAATGAGGCAACGCCCAGGTCAATAGCTTCAACTTTACCATCGCTCCGGATCGTCTCAATTTTTTCGAGGTTATTTGAATAGGTAACCGAGGCACTGGTCACATTGGCCAATGTTTCACCACCGGATTTAATAAAGCCTTGAAACTGTGAAAAGCGCGTGTAGTTCTTAACTTCCGGTGCATCTGAAACAGATGTTTCCGAGGCTGTTTCACTTTGCGCCATTAAGGAAACTGTGGCCTGTGCTTCACCGGACCTGGCAAAGTTAAAGGCAATAGAGTTCGCACGTGCGCCAAGGAATCTTATGAATTCAGGAACTTCGGCAAGTCCTAATTCAAGTGAATAGCTCGGAAGCGTGGTTTTACCGCTTTCAAATGTATGCGTATAAACGCCATTTTCGTTGGTCGTTTCCGGAACTCCGAAGACAGCTTTCAGCCAAATTCCGATGTTTCTAAGGTCAACCGGCACCGCCAAATCACCTTCAACGTTAATAACGTCTTGGAATGGTGTGGTCGGGTCGCGGCCAAGGCCTAAAACATTTGAGGAAATCAACCCTTGTTCGCTGTCAATTGCGCTTGATGCAAACGGCACTTGGGTATAAGGTCCCGAAGAAAGAGTGCCGTAAGTGCTTTCTTCAGCGATTAATAGTTTGGCATTCCAGCCATATGCTCGTGACATATTTGTCTCCTTTGTTAAATTAAGTTAGAATTTGAGGTGTATTCAAGGACAATGGGAACGATTGCACCTTTGATGGTTACGCCACCTTCGACCGGTTCTTCCACGAACTCGGGTGGATCCGCATGCATGTAATCAACTTCACCTCCCAGGCCAGGATCTTCCTGTAAAAGCTCACCGATTTGAACCAACAATCCGTCCAAGGCTTGATCGCGCTCGGCCGGTGTTTCTTTTTGAACAATGACTTCCAATTCGGCCCGATGTGTGAAAATGTAGCAAGTCGGGGATAATAAAATCTCGGGCTCGCCGACATTACCATCGCGCAAAATAACCAAACCGCCGTCAGGAATTTTCTGCGGCAGAGGATCATTGCGCTTAACAGACACATCAAGCGTTGAAAGCCTTTCAAATAAAGCGTTTAATACGATTTCTCTTTTACTCATCTTTCCAGTTCTCCATAATAAAAAACGCCATCAGAAGATGGCGTTAACGTTAAAATTGATTTCCAGTTATATTAGTGTGTGTAATAAACTTTAGTTAAAATCTTCCATTCATTACCTTCTTTAACCAGTAAGAACATATCGGAAAATCTTGCACCATGCCAATTATTTGATTCAACTTTGGCATAAGCAACCGTTCCGGCAATATCAATCGCTGTGATTTCGGCTTCAATTTCCGGTGCGGCAGGGTTGCCGTCAATATAATCATACAAACCTTGAATTGCTCCGCCACTGACTTCACCTTTGGCAGAAGTGTACATTATGGCATCTTTATGAAATGCTGGTTTCATAACTTCGCTTTTACCTTGCTTTCCGGCTTCCAAATATTTGTTTAAGACAGCCTTTACCGCCTCGTAATCTTTAACAGATGTCTCCGTCATTGTATTTTCTCCATTGTTAGTGTTAATATCTGCGGCATAACTCGGCATTGCAAACATACCGAATATTACCACCATAAAAAGTATCTTTTTTAGCATAAGTATCTCCTAAAATAATCTTGCTAATAGTAATTTTATATTATATAATACAGAAAATCAATACTAACAAATTTGTTTAATACTAACCCAAAGGAGAGTGTAAAATGCAGGCAAGGTGTATCAATCCGAATACCAAACTGGAAGATACGGGATTTGGCTACACATTATCACTGATTGGCGGCAAATATAAGATGATTATCCTTTATTGGCTCGGTGAATTTGAGGTTTTACGGCATAATGCTTTACATCGGCTCATCGGCAAGATTTCCTTTAAGATGCTAAGCGCAACCTTAAAAGAATTGGAAGCCGATGGTTTAGTTGCTCGCAAGGTTTATCCGCAACTTCCGCCCAAAGTGGAATACAGCTTAACCGATAAAGGAAAGTCGCTGATACCAATATTATTTGACCTCTGTCAATGGGGCGATGACCACAGAAATAAGTAACAAAAAAGCCGGAAAGTTATCCGGCTTAATCTTTCCAGTTCTCCATAATCAGGCTCGGAACTTGCGCTTTCCATCGCTCGCTCTCGGTTTCAAAATTGATCAGTTTCGGCATTTTGACCTGAGGCACCAAGATAAAGGCGATGACCGTCTTTTTCTTTTTGGTATGGACAAGCAATGAACAGGCATTGCGGCGATACACAAACTGTAGCCGCACGCCTTTCATCTGTTCATAAAGACCCGGTGTCATACGTTTACCGCGTGCTTTTTTCGGGATTGCATCGGTCGGAATGGCAAGCCACAGACCGTTTTTGCCTCGGATAATGCTTGCGTATTCAAAGCCCTGCATAATCTTTTCGGCATTAGAATAGACCTGACCGGCCGCGCTGGTACTCGTTTTTCCTTTCGGATAGACGACACCGCGCCAAGTGTTGGCCATACGGGAACTCATACCGGCCGAGCGGACCTGTTCACGTAAAGACGTTTTAAGTCCATTCGTTGCCGCCGATATTCCTAACGTCACAGCCTTGGCACCTTCTGAATAGTGCTTTTCCATGACATCAGACAGTTTCCCTTGTAGTGCAAGTTTTAATTGCATAGCACATCAACACTCCATACTAGATTATGAATATCTTTGACCGGTTCCGTATGCACCCGATAAGTTGCCGCATCTGTTTCTATCGTGTCCCCGACAGCTAAATCAGGCGCATCAGAAATCCGTATCTTCATAAAATGCGTGTCGGTGTGAGCCTTAACAAAACCCACACCGACCACTTCGTCCGGTTCAATCAATAAAAAAAGGACTTCTCGTCCTTGATAATTCCCGATCGTTCCGCACCGATTAAACAGGCTGTCCACCGCCTTTTTGAGAGGAAGGGGCATCTTTACCTCCTGTTTCATCAGGTTCTTGTGGTTGCTGTGGCTGTGTTGCCGGCTTTTGTCCACCTTTAACAGGCACTGCAAAACCGCGTTCTATCAGACTTTTTGCATCTGCTTCGTTCAGGTCATACTCCTTACCGGGAGCAATTTCTCTGCCGGCAGATACAACTAATGTAATCAAGGCCTTAATACGCATTTATACCTCCTAACCAATGGTTGCACAGAATGAAGCATTCGGACGATAAGGAACGACCAAAGGCGCAGACTGCAATAACAGCCAACGAACCGATGGATCTTCCTCAACCCATGACTTCGTAAAGTAGCGATGAGCGGTCCAGTTTGCTTTTTCATCGTGGATAGCGCCATAGCAACGGGTTCCTTCAAGTCCGTCTTTGGCTCCCATGATGACGGTTTTGGCCGGCAAGAGTTTGCTTTCGACACCGGCATCATTGATATAAAGGTCATTGTAAACATAGATATCAAAGTCACCGATAGAGCCAACGTAGCGCACTTTGGAGTTTTCGCCGCGAATGAACGGGTCAACATTCAAAGTGTTGTTGGTGCCTCTGCGGTAATCCAAGAACTTCTTCACATCATCTTTTGAACGGAAGATTTTCCATGCTTCAGGATCCATGATGACCGTTTTTGCGATCATACCGGACTTTGTTTGAACCAAGTCGGCCCAGTCCTCCAAGTCCTCAATCGGGTTAACAGCCGCAGTTTCCCATGTGGCAGAACCGGTTAAGGCCTTTGTCAAAGCCGCATCACGTCCGAAATTCACCGTTGTAGACGGATAACCATCACCGGAAACAACAACTTGTCCGGTTCTTAAGATTTCGGCCGCCATGACTTCTTCACGACGGGTCAGATTTTCCAACTGGTCGGTCAAAGTTGTGGCCAAAGCGCGTTCATAGCGTTGAGCTGGAGACAGAGAGCCGCCGATAATCTCACCGGCAACACGTTTATACGGAATGTTTGCATCAAAGCGACGTTTGTCTTTCACATAAGCCGGCTTGAATGATTTGGTCTGATAACCACCGCTATCAACAACCTTGCCGGGAAGAAGTGGAGAAACAAACGGAGAGATGCGCGGCTTGCTGTCCGTTACATCAAAAAAGATCTCTTCTTTATCCGAAGTTTGCACATTCGGGAAGAAGGTGTCGAGCAAGAAAGACGAAGGCGTGTGTAAACGTTCAACGACTTTTGCGAGCACGTTTGTAGAAAAAATATCCATTATTTATTCCTTTCAATATGCTTGATTTGTTTTAATAAAGATGTTTTTCGCTCTGAGTTTGGCCTTTAAGCCGTCAGCAGAAGCACCGCTTGCCACAGTCAGAGCCGCAGAGTTAAACTCACCGGTCAAATAGACAACGGCTTGTTTATCTTCGCTTGTGGCATCAACAGCCTCAGCCAAAATGGCTTCAGGTGTGTCAGATGCACCACAGATGGTCAAAGCATCACCTGATGCCTTTAATACTGTGCCTCGCGTGTAACTGCCGCCGGTAATGGTTGCAAGTTCAGAAACGCGAGGGAATTCGCCGGCCAATAAGGTATCGGCGGTTGTGGACCCTTGGTCCGTAAATCCTTGTACAGTCATATGTTAACCTCCAATTGTGTAAGAAGCGATGCGGTTTGCAACGTCTTCGGGTGTTTCTTCTTTATCCTCGGCAGATGGTGTGATCGCCGGGTTTTTGATTTGTGCCATTGCCACATCAAGCGCATTGGTTTGTTTGGCAACAGGCACCGTTTCTAAAATGGCCAAAATGTCAGATGCTGACAAATCGGTCTTGGCAAGCAATGCCTGAGCAGTTGCTTCCTTGCCTTTAACATTTTCGGCAGAAAGAACTTGAGACATGCGCTCGCGTTCCTGTGCTTTGATGTCAACAGACGTTTTTTCTAAAGTATCATTCATGAATGATTTCTCCGTTGATTGAGTGTTAAGGTCTGAGATGATGGCTTCAAACGAAGCTAGGCTGTCCGCCAGACCGATCCGAACAGCATTTTGGCCCACAAAAACATCACCGCCACCGAAGTTTTCGATGACATTTTTCGGCGATATATCCCTGTGGAGCGCAACTTTATTGATGAAAACCTCTGCCAGCGCATCAATATGAGCCTGGATTTTGGCTTTCCCTTCTTCTGTTTCCACGTCCGGCCGCTTGTTCGGACTTTGCGAGGAAACAATTTCAATAGTCTTTTTCTCGTCCTCTTTTTCAAAGATGGACACAACCCCGATAGAACCGAGGATAGCCGTATCTGCCGCCATAATCTTGTCACAGGCCGAGGCAATCCAGTATGCACCGGAGCAACAAGAACCGGAGGCATAAGCAAGGATCGGCTTTTTACCGCGAGCGTTGTAGATCATATCGGCAAGCTCAGAGCAACCGTTAACTTCGCCGCCCGGACTGTCCACATCAAACAAAATGGCTGATATGTTCGGATCGTTCAGGGCTTTGTTAAAGTCTTGAGCCAAGAGTTCATAAGATGTCGCGCCACAGACCGCCGTCAAAAGGTTGGCATGTCTGAATAGCGGACCGGTTACCGGAATAACAGCAACGCCGCCTCGGGTGGAGACGGCGTAGGTGTTTTTCATATCGCGACCCATTTCTTTGGCTATGGCCTCAGGGCTCTTGTTCGTTTGGTGCGCTATCGAAATCATTGTCGAGAGCATCTCGGGCGTTATTGCCCACACTGTTTTTTGCATGAGTTTCATTTTTTTCCTTTCAAAAAATTAAAAACCTTTACTTTCTTTTTGAAAAAGTAAAGGATAATCAAACAACCTTTACTTTCTCGTTCGTAAAGGCATCAAAAAAGCCCCACAAAAGTGAGGCTATTTTATTTTTTTCGTATTTTGCTATTTTTGTAAAATAGAGCTACAGATTACAAATTTGCTTTATTTGTTCTATCATATATAATGGAATATCACATAGATTATCAGATTTTTTGTAGTCAGCCAATGAAGTCCTGACAAGAATATCTGGATTAAACTTTTCCTTATATACATTTAGGCTTTTTGCTTTCAAATTGATACCTGCCTTAACCTCTACAGGTATAATCTGAGAATCAAGTTGTATAACAAAATCTATTTCAGCTCGACCAGCATCATTTGCCCAGTACGCAATATCAATATTCTGTATTGCTTTCAATTCTTGTAAAACAAACTGTTCTGTTATTGAACCCTTAAATTCGGTAAAAACTTTTGATCCTTCTAATAATGTTCGTATATCGAGATCTGATTTTGCAGACAGCAAACCTATATCCGACAAAAATAATTTAAAATTATTATATTCCTGATAGGCTTTAATCGGCAACGCAGGTTTACTTAAGCGCATTATTTGGTACACCAATCCGCTATCTTTCAACCACTCTAATGCAGGATCATATTCTTTCACTCGTGCTTTTGTATTTTCGATTTCACTATAAACAAATTTTTTATTTTCTTTTGCCAGCTGACGAGGAATTGAATCCCAAAGTTTTGTAACCTGAGGACGTATAGTCGGAGGAATATGATGAGAAAAGTCTTGTTTATAATCACTCAATATCCGATTTTGAATTTCTCTAACTTCTTGAAAATCTTTATTTTCAATATAGTTTTTAACAACCTCTGGCATTCCGCCAACGTAAAAATATGTTTTCAAATAAGTGATGATCTTATCTTTGAATAAGTTTATCATCTGAAAATCAGAGCTATTAATAAGTTCACAAAGTTTTTCTTCTCCTAAAGCATCTAAAAATTCGCAAAATGTCATCGGATACATATACATGGATTCAACTTTTCCAACAGGAAAAGAGATGCCCTGGTGTATGGCAACCCCAAGTAAACTACCCGCTGCAATTACATGATATTCCGGCAAGTCTTCACAAAAATACTTCAAAGAGGTTATTGCACGAGGACATGCTTGAATTTCATCTATAATAATCAATGTATCCTTAGTGACTTTTTTACGCGCCTCCATTTCAATCGCAGTCACGATTTCTTGTGGATTTAATGTATTGTTAAAAACATTGGCTATTCGCTCATTTTTTTCAACATTTATGGCCACATAATCAGAAAAATTTGTTTTTCCAAATTCTTCCATAAGCCATGTTTTACCAACTTGACGTGCACCATACAGCAGTAACGGTTTGCGATTTTTACTGTTTTTCCAAGCAACTAAATTTTGTAAAGCGTATCTTTTCATATGATCTCCTAATATTAACATAGTATCTAATAACACTTTTCGGATGGAAAATCAAGTTGTTTTTTACACTTTTCGGATGGAAAATAGTTAATATTTTGACACTTTTAGGATGGAAAGTATAAGAAATGGCAGAAAATCCGCAATGCTATTGCAGATTTTACTGAACTATCACATCTCTAAGTCAATTATTACCAGATATTCCCAGATACTCTAAGAAAAATTACCGGATTCATCTGTTTCTTGTGATGTTTCAACCTCCTTTTGTATTGAATTTTCAGTTGTTAAACCTAATTCGGTGAGTTTGGCTTTTTCTCTCGCACGTTGTTCCAAAACTTCTTCCCAGTCCAAGCCTTGACCGGCACATTCAGCTTCCAAAGTGGATAAGCCAATGTTCATTCGGATTTGGCAGGCCTGAGCTTCTTTAACCGGATCAACCCAGCCGCGACCCGGACCGATCCATTTACATCTTGTGTAAGCATAGCGGTTCTCGTAAAAGTCCGGTGCATCAACCAGTCCTTTATTGACGGCTTCTTCCAGCCAAAGCTCATAAACCGGTGTAGCCCAATAGGTCGATAGCCATTGCCGGCGGCCATTAAAGTATCGCCAGGCTTCCAGTAAAGCTGACCGAGCAGACGAGTAATTCGTCTTTGAAAAGTCCTTTAACAGCAATTCATAAGGAATGTTAAGGCCGGTTCCGATATGCCTGAGCAAGTTTTCAACGAAAGCTCCATAAGCCGAGTTCGGTCGTGATGGTGTGAATGGCGCGACTTTATCACCAGGAAAAACAGGGATGATAGAGCCACCTTCAAGTTTAACCTGCCAATCCTTTTTCGCAGACAGGTAATCATCACTTGAGCCGCCGAACAGTTCGTTCAGGCTTTCGCCATCCATCGGAGTTTCAATAAATGCGGCTATCATTGCGTTGACGATCGCGGCCTGAAGCTCGGATCGTTCGTAATGGTCCAACATTTTGAACATCGGCATTATGGAACTGAGGACAGGCTTTCCACGAGATTGGCCGATACGGCTGATGTCGTGAACGTGTAGAACTCGTCTCCGGCCAAATGAAGTAAATGCCGGAATACGCTCCCAAGACGCAGTTCTTGTCCAAAAGTCGCCCGGGTGGTCTTTTTGAATATAGTAGGCAACCGGTGCGCCATATTTATCTATTTCAATACCACCGCGGAGGGTTTTGCTATCCGTTTGGCCGTTTGGATTAGAGAGCCGGTCGGGTTCTACCAACTGAATTGCAGTAGAAAACTTCCGGTCCTTCAGCCATAGCGGAATAGCCAAAGCCTCGCCGTTGATCAGGCAAGACTTGAAAACTTGTGTCGTCAGGCCATGGAAAGTTAAGGATTTGGCCGCATCACATTCAAAAGTTTCGGACCATGATCGCCATAAACTTTCAACATGTGCCTGCCATTCTTCTTCCCATTCCTTGGTTTTGCCCAGTAGCCGATAGTCCGGCTTGGCCGATAAACGAAACCCGGTTCCGACAATGTTATCGGACAGGGTCTGCATGGCACCGGCGGCAATTCCATGATTTCGCGTTAAATCACGTGACCGGACAACAATCGTGTCCAATTCCGGCAACAAATCGCTGTCGGCAGAACCGCGGCCCGGAAGCCAAGAGGCAATTTCTCGCAAAGTTTGCGAAGCTGCTTTGTGTGATGTGTCTGTCATTAAAAACTCACTTTCATTATCCGGCGGCGACAGGTTGGTGTGCCTTCAGCCGCGGCAATTTGCGATTTAAGAGAGCTGATGTAGCTTTCAAGAGCTGTTCGGCTCGCTTGGTTGTAGGTTGTTGAGCCAAAACTTCCAACGCTGACCGTTACTTCCTTTTCGCCGATCATCAATTTATGGTAAGCTTCTTCGGCCTGGGCCAGTCTTGTTTTCAATACTTCTATGTTTGTTATAGCCATGGGTCATTTACCTTTGTTGGTTGGATTTGAATAAATTTCGGTTGCTTTTTAATCTTTAGCTTTTCGGTTGTTTTGGTCGGAATAGCCGATTCAAGCTCTTGCCAGCCGCGCTCGGATATCCGGTCAAGACCATAAATTGCCGCACCGGCACGCGCATAAACTCGGCAGTCCAAGGCTTCGTTTCGCCGGGTCGGGTCTTTTTCCCAAACTGACTTCGGATAACCGTTGGTCACCTTGACGATTTGGCGTTCAGCGGTCAGCTGTTTGAAATACTCCTCAGCGTATGCCGGGAAGTGACAGCGGCCGAACTGTGAGGCATCTTCTCCGACACGTTCCATCTTCAGCCACCGGTAAAGCTCGGTTTTGATAACCGGACCGGACACGTTCCACACCTTCAGGCCTTTCTTTTTCGTATCAGCCTTCGAAGTGGACAGGATCATCGCGGTATCGCGGCTTTGACCTTTGATGGCGACAACAGTCCTTGGCGCATTGGCCCTGGCACCGTTACCACCCCAAACAGCTTGGTTAAACTGGCGCACAAAGCTGTAAACGTCTTGCGTGGCATAACCGGAGTCAACGCACATCACCCGGATCGGCATTGTGATCCCGCTTTCGTGCGGATAGTCCTTATTGACCACATCGGCCAGTTTGGCCCAAACCTCCGGCTTAGCGGTGTCGCCGTCTAAAACATAATAGTCAACGGACCAACTTTGCTTTTGCCGGCCCCAAGCGACTACTTCACATTCGATACGGTTCTTTTGAATATCCACACCGGCGGTCAGGAATAAACCATCGTGCGGCACAACGCCCATCGGGTAATTTTCCCGGGTTTCGTAGAGCCGTTGCCATTCCGGAGCCTCGCTTTCTTGCTCGTAGGTTTCGCCTAAAATCGTATTCCGGAAACCTTGCATCAGCGTGGCATCTTTCTTGGCTTTTTCATAAACTTGCACGCATTCGGCCCAAGACAACCACCCGACCGGGGAGTAAAGCGAGGATAGATGAAATCCTGCGGTCAAGCTGTCAATAGATTCCGATGTTGCCTCCCAGTGGCCGGCTTCAAGCATCTGTGTTTTATAATGTTCCGCTATCAGCTTGTGGCAATGTTCGCATTCATAAAAGACTATGCCATTTTCCTGCGGCCGGATTTGTTCCCATTTAAGGGCCTGAAAACCGCCACAGAACGGGCAAGGAAGTTTATAGAACCTTTGGTCCGAGTGCGAAAACTCGCGCTCAATGGCCGAAACTCCCTTTATTGTCGGCGTTGAAACCAGGAATATCTTTTTCTTGGTGTTAAATGTCGCTGTTCTTCGCTCTGCCAGCAGGATCGGATCACCTTCGCCCTCGATATCTGCCGGATAACCGTCAATCTCGTCCATAAACAGGTATCGGGCCGGCATGGAACGAAGCCCAACAGCCGAGTTCGCACCGGTCATTACCAACACACCGCCTTGGAAGTCCTTTGACAGCATCGTGTTGCCTTTATCGCGTGACCGGGCGGAACTGACCAGGTTTTTAAGGGTTGGACAGTCCTCGATCAGCGGGTCAATACGCTGGCGCGAGTTACGCTTGGCCATTTCCACAGTTGGCGAGATAGCCATAATCGGACCTGGAGCCTTGTGAATGATGTAGCCGATCCAGTTATTGCCGCATTCGGTGCCGCCGATCTGTGCACCCTTCATAAAGACGACCTTTTGAATTGGCGACCTTGGCGATAGGCAGTCCATTATCTCTTTCAGGTAAGGTGTACGTTTGGTACGCCAGCGACCGGGTTCTGCGGCCGACTTTGACGACAAGGTTCGGTACGCATCAGCCCAGTCCGACACCGACATATAGCTGTCCGGTTCTAATCCCCGGAATATCTCTGATGCAATAAAACCCTGCAAATCAAAGGTTTCGATTGAGGAGTTCTTCGCTGTTTGAAAGGAGTTCACTGATATATTTCTCCAAAATCAATGTTGTTGTGTGTTCATCCGTATTCAGCTCGGAAGCAATAATCGCACCGTAGCGCACCGGGAAGCTCAACATCAGATCTCTGATGGAGCGGCCCAGCGTGTATGCGTACTGTGCGGCTTTCTTTTTATCGACGACCTCGCCATTCAAAACCCTCAGTTTTGCCTTGGCGATCATGGCCCGGTAATAAATATCGGCCGTTTTGGCCTGTTGAAAGGTTCCCATGTTATTGGGTCGGCTTTCAATCTGAGATTCAAATATCGGGTCGGGTTTACGCTGTTTTGACTGGTCGGTATTGATGAACCAGTCCCGATTGGCTTCCTCCACGTCTATTTTGCCATCAGGCTCGGTATGAATGCGGCCGGACTTGATTGCGTTCTGAACTGCGCTTAAATTTACGCCCCTAAGTCGCGCATATTCCCGCATTGATACTTTATTTGCCATATTTCTTCACTTTCTTGCATTATTTACTGGATATAATTTTATTTCCAAGCATGTATTGTGTTGTGTTAACCAGATAGAAAGGATAAAAAAATGACAACACAAAAGAAAAAAACAGTAGCTAAGACTACAACTAAAAAATCAACCTCCAGTATTACTGATAAAGAGTTAGGTAATATCCTGACCGAAACCCTGGCCAAGGTAGCCGAGCCGGAGCCAACGATCGCACAGCCGCAACCGGTTAAGATTGACGGTCGCGACAAAACAGCCTTTATGGTTGTTATGCTCAGCCGCCCGGAAGGAGCTACCTTAAAAGAGATGGCTGAGGCCCTCGGATGGAAAGAAAACTCGATCCGCGGTGCGATGTCGCTTTATGCCAAAAAGACTAAATCAACCATCGCCTCCGAAAAGAAAGACGGCGTGCGGACTTATTACCTTAAGGCCAACGCATAGCGACTGGAATTTTACAAAAAAACTAGGATTTTTCAAAAAATCCCAGTTTTTTTATTTCCAATTATTCTACGTTAAACCATTCCATGCAGGTAGCAAGTAAGTGGTTGTAATTGCCTGAGGTCGCTTCCGCCTGAAAGGCTTCGCATTCTTCTTGGCTTAGTCCGGCCCGGCGCATAGCTCGTAAACATATACCTAATATATTAAATGCGTTACCGTCTTTACCGGTCAGCTGGACCGTAATATCAGGATATTTTGGCATGTTGTTTCTCCATTTTTTTGAGTTCGTTAAATACGTCAAGGCGGCGGTTAACGGCTTCTTGAGATACGAAAACCGTTGCACCGCCGTCTTTTAGAGCCACAAAACAAACCAAGAGGTCGATGTTTTCTTTTGCCAGTTCATCATGGACCTCGTTGAACGTGTGGCTCAGTTCCTCGAGCCGTTTATCTGCCACTTGGCAGTATTTCTTTTTTTTCGGCTGAGGGTGCGGTTGGTAACCATAGTAATTATTTCCAACAGCGATAAGCATGGTATCAACCGCACAATTATGTTTGTTAATGGTTCCTGCGGCCGCTTTAATCTTGGCCATCAAATCTTCAGGTACTTCTTTATACATTTTAATCTCTCCAAATTGGTAATATGTCACCGCTGTCCAGATCTGAACTGTAACCTAGGAGCTTTTTCATTTCGTCTTGCGAGTGCAGGCTTACGCCGCCGATGCACTTTATCGTTACGCCGTAGGTCTTGCAGAGTTTGGTTAAATCCTTGGCAAAGTTCTCATAAGCGCGAGGCTTTACGTCCGGGAATGCTTTCGGGTCCACATAGTAGCGGTATTCTTTAATCAGTCGGATCGTGCTCATTTGCCTTTTAAATACCGAGGCGAATGTTTCCAAGTTAGTGCTGAGCTCCTCGGCAAACTCGTCAGCGATATGGCGGCCCCAGCGGCTGTCCATCAGCCCTAAGGTTTGTTGCGGGGTTAAGCCCTTGGATTGGATTATCTCGGCGGCCTTATCCCAAAATGCCTGCATTTCCTTTTTATGTTCTATATGGTTGCTGGCGGTTCCCCAAAATCCCCAGGTTTTGTTTTGTGTCTTTAAAATCTCAGTCATTGTTTTTCCTTTCTAGTTAACCTCTATGCCTAAGTAGCGGCAGTAGCTTGATCCTGACGGGTCAGCGTAAAGTGTCGGCTGGCCGTCTGCTGTAATCTCAACCACCTGGCGGTATTCATGCTCATCGCTGTAGCCGCCTTTGCCTTTTAAGAAGCCGTAGTCGTTAAGTGGGCTCTTGCATACTCTTTTATGTTCGGCCGGTGTCAGGTTAATGGTTTCAACCACCGCCACAGTTTCAAGTCTGTCGCTGTTGGCTCTGGTTATGCTCTTTACTTCGTCGAGATCTGAGGGCTTTCTGACCATGTAAGTTTTAACTGTTTTCATTTTAATTTCCTTTCGCTGTTGTATCTTGACATCTCAATGAACGCTCTTTTTCAAAGAATTATCCAGTTAATTCTGTATTATAAGTTCTTGTTTCTGCATTATTTTTTTACATTTTCGCCACTTTCTATCAGAACAGCCTTTTTACCGGTCCAATCTTCCCATCTTTTCACGATAACATCGCAGTATTTCGGGTCCAATTCCATCAGTCTTGCGACTCGACCGGTCTTCTCACAGGCGATTAAAGTCGACCCGGAACCGCCAAATCCGTCCAAAACAATCTCGCCAACCTTGGAGCTGTTGTTGATAGCGCGCTCAACAAGCTCGACCGGTTTCATTGTCGGATGCAGGTCATTGTGCTGTGGCTTGTTATATTCCCAAATGTCGGACTGGTTCCGGTCACCACACCAATAGTGAGGCTTGTCGCTCACCCAGCCGTAGAGGATAGGCTCATACTGTCGCTGATAATCGGCCCGGCCCAAGGTAAAGGTATTCTTGGCCCAAATGATAAAGGTGGACCATTTGCCGCCGGCTTTCACAAATGCCGAATAAAGAGTGTGAAGTTCGGACGAACTCATGCAAACGTAAGCGGCACCTTTGCAATACATCAGCATATTGGTGCAGGCATCGTAAAGGAACTGCTCGAAATCTTCGCCCAGGTTGTCGTTCATAATGGTGCGGCCATGGTTCGGACTGGTGTGATAACGGAGTTTGTCTTTCATCGTTGCGCCGTAGTTAACATTGTATGGCGGGTCGGTAAAGATCATGTCGGCCACGTCGTTTTGCATTAACTTTTTGAAATCGTCTATCATGGTCGTGTCGCCGCACATCAACCGGTGGTTTCCCAACTGCCAAACGTCACCATGCTTGGAGGTAGGTTCAACCGGGGCCTCGGGAACCTCATCATCTTCGGTGTTACCAGTGTCCTGAATTTCGCCAAAGTTCTCGAGGGCCTTTAGTTCATCATCGGTAAAGCCGAGGTTAGTTAGGTCAAAGTCCTCATCCTTCAGCTCACCGATTTCCAATGCCAACATCTTTTCATCCCAACCGGCGTTGAGGGCGATCCGGTTATCGGCAATGACCAAGGCTCGACGTTGCGTTTCAGTTAAGTCCGGTAAAACGATGACCGGAACTTCTGTCATGCCTAAGCGTTGAGCCGCCAAAAATCTGCCATGTCCGGCAATAATAACGTTATCCGAGCCGATAAGGATCGGGTTGGTAAAGCCGAACTCCTTAATACTGGCCATAATCTGCGCCACTTGTTCATCATTATGCGTGCGCGAGTTGCGTGCGTAAGGGATAAGTTTATCCACTGGAAAGTTCTGTTGAAATTCCATTTTTGCTCCTGAATTTGTGTGATAAAACAAAGGGTGACCACCCAAAATTAAAAAGTGACCACTCAAAATTTTAATTTATTGTTATAACTATTTGATATTACTGTGTTTTAGGCGACCACTGACCACCCAAAATTTTTGTGTTTTGCTAGAAAAATGCCGCGGCTTGGACCCCCGCATACGATCCGGAGAAAGTAAGGACCCGCAGCCCATCGGCTGTCAAAATCTGACAGCCAACGGGAGCAAAGCCAAGGAGAAAAACGCTATATTAAACAACCAGTTTTTTTCGTTCAACCGGTACAATTGTCAGTGCTTGCAATGTCTTGCGACACAGTTTTGTGTAGATCGGACGGTCTAAACCAAAGAATCTAATTAGCTTCTTGGGCTTCTGATTACAGAACAGAGGACTGTTCGTAACAACACCGTTCTTAACGGTTCGTATCAGACCGCTTGGTAATTCTGCTTTTCCGATGCAAGATGAAAGATAGACGAAGCACTCATCATTGTCACCAAGATTTTCGGTTGCAAGGTAACGGGCGTAGACATTCAATGTTAAGTCAGCCTTGCTCGGGTCCTTGGTCCAAGGCGAGCCACCGCCAATCGGACAGGCGGTAGAGTAGAAGTCACACGCCAATTTCCGACCGGTAATACCACAGTCGGCAATGGACGAATGGAATTGATAAATGCCGGTGCCGTTCACGATGATGGACTTTGGCTGTGTCCCAAGCGCATCAACGACAAATGGTTTGATGTCTTCCGGCTCTAACATAGGTATGGCAACTATGGCCGTCACTATGTCACCGGTTGCATCATCTATGGTAATTTGTGTTTTTATGTCGAGGCCAAGGTTAGATGATGTCTTTGCATGTTCATAAAGAGCATCATTTAGTTTACGTGCCAGCCATAACTCGCGGTTGATGAGAGCCGGGCCTTTGCAGGCATAGCCCACAAACACGCCTTGATCACCCCAGCCGTCATGCTCAACACCTTGATTGATGTCGGCCGATTGGACCCCGATTTTGTTTATGACCTCTATATGTCGAACATCTATGGCATAATTTTTCCATATGTCAGAGTAATGTTCATCATAACCGATTTCTCGGAGGGCATTCTTGACATATGTTTCGATGTCTGACATATCTACCGAACCTTTGACCTCACCACCTAGCATAACGCAGTTATCTTTGACCATAACTTCCACAGCGTAATGAACGCCTGGATCCTGCTCGATAAGTCTGTCTAAAATGTAACTTGAAATGTAATCGGCTGTTTTATCCGGGTGGCCGATAGACACCGCTTCAGCTGTTTTAAGCATAAGTCTTTCTCCTGTTTAGTCCGTTATAGTAGGACAAGTTGGCCTAAATCCACATCACCACGTCACCCGACGAGGTTGCCCTGATTATGGCAGATTTATTGGAAAATTACAACAAAAAATCCGCCGGTTTGCTGCCAGCGGATTAAAATGCTATTGTAAAAATGTATAACCGTTCGCCTGTTTACAACTCACTCCCGATTATACCAATTTTTATAGCGATTTTCAGGAAAAATGTAAACATCAAAAATGTCATTACATTTTTTTACCTCGCTTGCCTTTATTAACGAAGCCAAAAATCTTTGCTAATCCAATCAAATAAGTTCGGTGCAAGGCTTGCCTAGATAGACCTGTGGAACGGCAAAGTAATTTCCATGGTATATGACTTGAGCGTTTCCATACAATGGATCTTTCGTCTACATCAAGTATGGGGAGCCACCGCAAGATTACCATTTCCCAAATTCCTATTTGTTCTTGTGTTGGACGAGGACGGATCGGATGTCGTTCCATGAACGCAATTTCCTGCGGAGTATAAACAATCTCAAAAAGCCAACACCGATATTTTGGAGGTCGGACTGGTGGCATCAACCGTTCTACATAGACGGCTGTTTCCAGATCCTTTTTGATTTGTTCAAGTGTGACTTGCTTCATCTTGCGCCCCCGTTACCTTGCTAAGCATATCATGACAGATGTCAGTCATGCTCTCCATTTCGGAGTAGGACAAACCGTTTTCTTTGCAAAACCATTTTCTGACAGCCTTTCGCCAATCCAGCGCAATGTACTTCTTGCCGTTCATCCAGCCGCGGTCAGAATTCCACTTCACAAACGCCACCGGGTCGATGGTATAACCACTTTCCTTGCAATAAATCGCCACTTCTTCAACGCTCGGAGCACCAACGTATCGTGACTTATCCACATTTTCCGGCCCTTTATCTTTATCCTTTTTATTTATAAAATCACTTTCAGACTCTTTTTCTTTATCTAGTTCACTATCGTTCTCTTTATCTCTCTCTTTATCTTCCGGGCGGTCGGTTTGCGCTGGTTCAGGTGGCTCGCTCGAATTTCGCTCAGCGGTCGCTTTGCGATTTGCAGTTCGCTTTTTTGCGTTTTGCGCGTTAATCTCGCATGTTTTAAGCCAACGCGAATTGCGCAATTCAATTACTTCTTGAATCGCATCAAAATGAACTTTTTTCATGTCCGTTAGTTTTATAGAAGTGCATCCGTATAAATTAAATTCGCACAGTGCAATAATTAAATCGGCGATTTCACTTTTCTTATAGTTATGCACAGCCGCAAGGAAACCGGCAGTATCGAGCAAAATAGTTGTTTTTTTATCCATGTTGCACCCCTTGTCATTCATCCATTGTTTTAATCCGGATCACACCTTGAACCCACCGCAGGGCCAAAACTGCACGGTGGTATTCCTTGGTCTTTTGTTTGCGTTTCAGGGTGTGGGCGATTACTTCTTCCTTCAGCTGTGCTTCGAAGTCACGCAACTGAGGGAACGAAAGAGCAATCATGCTTTCTACCGGGATTGTTTGAATGATTTCATAAACAGTCTTTTTGCTTTTAACCATTTTTTTCTCCTTTTGTTATGGTTGATACAAAAGGTAAAAATCCCGGATGTCGGAAAATCCCCTCAAAAAAATCAAATTTTTTTATTTTTGGTTTTTCGTCTTATTTTATCCCTGATATTTCCTAAAACGTTTTTTGATACATGCGCCTTAGATGTCGCCTCATCATTTGTAAAACCAAATAAAATGAGCCTTATAAATTGCCACTCTTTATCAGAAACAATTGATTTTAATTCCCTGATTGAAATTTTATTTTCCAATGTACTTAATGAAAAATCAGAAGTAGCTTCAAAACCTTCTTCCTCGCACATACTATTTAATGATTCTGTGGCGAAAAAACCCGATTGCAACTGTCGCAACCGGGTTCGTAGAATTTGCTGTGCTTTTGTTTTTATTGATACAAATAAGTAATCATCAGGAACTTCTTTCTTACGATAAAATCGCTCTAAATAAAAGAGGACTAAATCTTGAATTAAGTCCTCTCGTTCCTGATAACTAAATAATCCTGTTGAAAAAATATATCGCAAATGAATCTTGATATATGTTACCACCCTAGGTGGTAGTCCATTGAATAAATTTTGTGTCATATTTTAACCTTTTGTTAATGATTTATACAAAAGGCTATATACTCATAAGTTTAATGTCTTGCAATGAGCACTTGAAATTCGGAAGACGGAGAATATCTCCATTAAATTTAATTTAAATAAAGCCGAGAAGGCGTAATTATATAAAGCCTAATTCGCGTTTTTGTTCCTCCCAAGAGTAAGGAAACCGTTCACGCAGTAGTTTGCGTAAGTTTAATAGTTTAGGCTGTGTGCCGTTGATTATTGCCATGATGATATCTGGGGCAAGTGTTGTCAGGCGAATGATTTGCCCCATATACCCGCGGTCTATATTTTCCCTCCTTGCTAATTCTGTCACGGATAAATGTTTTTCTTCCATGATTTGTTTCCAATAAAATGCCAGTGTAACAGCATTAAAAAGTTTTTCATCACGATGAGGAGTTATTCTTTCCACAGAAGCCGGCTCAACAATAACTGTGCGACCGCGCTTTTGTCCAAACCGCACCGGATATTTTAATTCCAAAATCTTATTATTAAAGGCTGGATCAGGTTTTACCAAACTGCTTTCATACAAAGTTGCCGCAAACGGTTGCAATTTAATTTCAATGTGATCATGGCAAATAATTACTTTTCTAACTAGTTCTGATATAAAATTGTGTATGGTTCTAGGCTCAAAATATTTAATGGCATCACCTATATCACTGATAATTTTATGAATGTCAGCCGCGTTGCAATTATGTCCTTGATTTTCAAATTCTTTTAATAATCCCTGCTGAAATTCAGGAGCCTGAAATATACTTTTGATTTTATCAATAACAAATGATTCAATTTCTCCGGCAGGAATGCTTCCAACCTTGCAATGTGCAATTTTTGCACCTTCCTTTACCGTCTTCAGTGGTGTGTAATATTCGTAATACTTATTTCCATGTTTACTGCGCGTTGGGGTCATAGCACCGCAATATTCGCATTCTATCAATCCTTTTAATAAGGAATGCTTGATGACACGCGATGGCCGGAACGCTTCACCTAAATTAGCTTTTCGCAGACTTTTGACTTCGTCCCACAGTTCTTGCGAAATGATTGCTTTGTGCTGGCCGTCATACAATTCACCTTTATAAACAACTTTTCCTAAATAAACCGGATTATTAAGTATGTTGCTGATCATGGCATGATTAAAACTGCCTTTTGAAATATTCTTTCCGGTTTTAGTCATGCGCTCTTTAGGCTTATATCCTTTTTCATTTACATCCCGCACTGTCTGAAATTGCGACCCTGTGCGCTTATAATCCTCAAAAATAAAACGCACAATTTCAGCTTCTTCTTTATTAATCACCAGTTTTTTATTTTTAGAATCGTAGCCCAAAGGAAGCGGACCACCGGTCCACATTCCTTTCTTTTTACTGGCCGCAATTTTATCCCGGACACGTTCAGCCCCAAGCTCACGCTCAAATTGTGCAAATGAAAGCAATATATTTAAGGTCAGCTTTCCCATGGAATCACAGGTATTAAAATGTTGCGTGACAGAGACAAATGAACAACAGTGTTTTTCAAAAATCTTCACTAACTGAGCAAAATCCAATAAAGAGCGGGTTAGACGATCGATTTTATAAACAACAATCATATCAACTTTACCGGCCTCTACATCTGATAATAATTGTTTCAGGGCAGGCCTTTTAAGGCTTCCTCCGCTAAAACCTCCGTCATCATAATGTTCCGGCAGGATAACCCAACCTTGGTGTTTCATGCTTCTAATATAATTTTCACCGGCTTCGCGTTGGGCTTCCAAGGTATTGAATTCTTTTTCGAGACCTTCATCTGTTGATTTACGTGTATATATTGCACATCTGATAGGGCTAAAACTTTCCATTGGTTTCTCCTTTATTTTTCTTGCTTATCTAAACCAAAAAAATATCGTCCGGATATTTTGCGGCCGGTTATTTTCTTTGCCACCGCAGATAAGGTTTGATACTTCAGACCATTGAATTCAAACCCATCGGGCAGAACCACAACAACATGATCAACACCTAAATACTCACGGACAATTCGTGTCCCTGTCGGCGGCAAATTATTATGTGACCTAGACGGAACATGCATATTAGCTATGACCTGTTGCTGATGACTTGAAAGTCCTCCATAGGCAAGTTCCTGTATCCGGTAGGCCAGCCTCGAAATATAGAATTCTTTATTTTTGGATATAGGCGGCGTATCAAAATACTTTTGCCACATTTCTTGCAACTGGGTAAGCGACTGCCTTTCTAAAAGTGCTACTTGCATTGCTACTTGCATTCTTGACCTCCATTATTAAGACGTTCTTCGTTATCAACACGATACATGCTTGGAAATGAAAGATTATCCAGTCTTTTCTGCGCTAATTCACCACTTTCTTTCATTTTTAAATACTTAAGTAAGTCTGGCATTATAATTTTAATTAACTTTTCTACTTGGGTCAT